TGGTTTGATTCGGCACTTGCTCGAACTGCTATAGCCGAAGATAAAGCGTTCTCATTGGGGCATGTTGCCGGATCAGCTCTTTTAATGAGTCCTTTTCGCACCTCTTTGAAAGTTGCTGAAAAGCTTATCGATTCGCCTGTGCTGCTATCTTTCAATACTGATAAATCAGTTAGTACTCCCGAATATGTAGCCAGTGTTGATTCATAAATAACGCTAGATTTAAACCTGTTCGCCTTAACCAGTGCTTCATATGCAACATCGCTTCTTCTTTCTCCGATTCCAGTAGTTGAAATCTCATTACCAAGCCTAGGCAAAGGAGTATTAGAAACAATCCCAGTCATTCCAATAATGAACGGATCAATTATAACATGGTCTGCTAATACAGAACCATCTTCAATAGGATAATCAGTAGTCCTTTATTTGAAAGCATGATTCTCTGACACCCTAACGTCTATAGCAACAATGGTCGTACCATTAATTATGATACGACCCTGTGCGCGTTTTCCGAAAGATAAAGAACTGGCCATTAGTCAACCCCCGAAGTATTTCTCAATGCATCGTTTGCCATTTGTTGCATTGATCTTCTGTTAGCATTCACAATAACATCCTCTGCTTGACCAGCTGACATCCCGTTGCTGATTTCAATAGTATTCGTTATTTCGTTTGTCATATTCACTCTGCTTTGTGATTGGGTTAAAGGAGCACTACCAGCAGTTGCAAATTGCTGTTGAGGGGCCATAAAATTAGATGCTACATCAATTACAGACTCACCTATAAACCCAAGAGCGCTAATTCCCGTGAGGTCTTTGAATATCTTCCCTGCAGGGGAATTAATGAAATCAGAAACAGCTCTTTTAACTCCATCGAAAAACTCTGTAAACTTTGCAACTGAATTTTTCGACCACTCACCAACGGCCAGTTGAAATTCTGCAAGAGGTATTAACATTCTCACCGTTATCTCAAAAAGGAACTCTTCTAACCCACCGAATCGCTCCTCTATCTTTTTAAGAGCATCAAATATTGGTTTGTATAGTTCATTAAAAAAGTCAATTACAGGATCTAGGAATGTTAGCAGGATATCACTTAAAGCATCAAAGACACTGAAAATTAACTTTGGCAGAAACATAATAAGAGTAAAGAACGTCTTGATAATAATGGCCGCACCTTTAAACATCTCTCCGAATTTGCCTACCTCAAAAGTACCTCTTTTAAGAGCCTTAACAGCCGCAACTACACCTATGATTAATCCAACTATTAAAGGTATAATTAAACTTATTCCTGCCGTTGCTACCGTTACCGCTGTAGCAACTGAATACAACCCACCAGAGAGCAACCACGATGCTATAGATCCAAGTTTCATCGCAACAGCACTTGCAATAGTAGCAACGGTTGCGCTTGAAGTTATAGCGGTATACAAACCAGTCGCAATAGCCACCGCTGAAGTCCAGAATTGCTGAAGCTTAAGAATTCCGATATTTATAACCTGTTTTGCGCTTAATGCAGACAAGTTTATGCCGGAATTAATCAACCAGGTATTCATCGCTATAGCAGCACCAACAAAAAACAGTATTGCTACAGCCGCGTTTGTTGTGACCGTTAGGAATAAGCCGAGTAGTAGAATAATTACTTTAAGCGGTGCTGGAATAGCCTCTACAACCTTAAGCAACACTATGAACCCTTTGCCTATTACATTTGCAATAGGAAGTATTAACTCACCGAAAGATTCAGCTACTCTTGTGATCGTAGCTCTAACACCTCTCATAGTGCTTGCAAAGTCGCCAAGAGTACGTATAGCATCACCTACAGCACCTTGTCTACCCATAGACTCCTCTATGATAGAAAGACGCGCAATAGCCTAACCTCAGATGATCCAGACATGGCAGAGATAAAACGTTGTTGTGCTTCAGTATCAGATAAATTGTTGAAGGATCCAAAATCGGTTGTAAGAGTTTGGAGTTTCTGAGACATTCCAAGAGCTTCTTCTTGACCAAATCCTAAACCAACAGTAAACGCTTGAAAGCTCGACATACTATCTTTTACAGCAGTATCGCTTTTGTTCAAAGATGATGCGAATCCTTCAGCGAAAGTATTAGCCGTGTCGCTCATCCCTCCAAATGTTTGATTGAATTTATTCTGAACTTCTACCGCGTCAGAAGCGGCTTTAGTAGATACAGCCGTTAACGCAGAAAAAACAGTAGTCACAACTAAATTCAACCGTCCTACAGCTGGTTTTAGCTTGTCTACTGCTTTGCCTACGTTGTTTATCGCACTGTCAAAACCGGCTTGGTCTACTTCCCAGCCTATCTTATTGACAAATTCCAATAGAGTTATTGCCATTTATTCCTCACTTTGAACCGCATAATCGTAATCAAGTACAGCGTTTGCCTTCATTACGTCCTCCCAACTCCATTGTTCATCGATCTCAGTAAGAGTAGCCATTCCAGATTTTACAATTCTCCAGATAGGCCACTCTTCTTGTAAGTCAGGGTTTACGAGTTTCCAGAGTCTTTCGGCTCTTCCATCGCTTTCCCCTCCTTTGGGAGTCCAATTAAAGTACTGAGATCTGACATTAAATCCGAAAAATTAACTTTCAAAGAGAAGGCACAAACTTTGTACATTGTCCCCATGCATCCATCAAATACAAAATCAAACTTATCTTCATCTGAAACATCAACGTCATTAACAAAAACGCCAGTCATGCACGTATCTATCAGCTTCATTAGCTTATCACCCGTTATGGTGCTTGATAGACCATCTAGGGCGGGTATTAGAATGCTCTCAAGGTCAAAGCCTGAAGCGTCAAGATTCTTAACATCTTCAACACTCGCGCTTCCTGATTTGCTTTGGTTTATCATTGGTATTGCCGCTCTTGCAATAGCTGGCCCAGCAATAGAAAGGATAACCGCTTTTGCTTTAATGCTAGCTCTCAAACCCTGCTTGATAACACGTACATTTTTACCGTCAATCTCTTCATCTTTAAACACTATCTCTTTTGCCATAATAAAACCTCTTCTTGGATGGCTGTTTAACACTAATTACTAAATACCTGAAACTGCATTACCGCCTACAAACGCTTCAAGATCTGATACATCAAGCACCCATTCACGCGTTGCTGCTTCCTTACCATACTCTGCTTCAGGTATCTTTCTTACCCACCCTGTAGCTGATACAAAGGTGGAAGTACCAAGTAGATCTTTAATAAGGATCGGAACAACACCAGCATTCACAAGCTCGTCACGAAACGCGATACTATCAAGTATGTCGTTTGATTGACTTGTTTGTGCAAGTGTGATAGTTATTTCACCAGATTTGTCATTTGACTTGATTCTAGTCGTATCACCATCAGAACCTACAGACTTAGAAAATGCATCACTAGATCTCATCACCTTTACAAATGTTCCATCTGCAAAACCGCTAATTGGAAAACCGCCAACTACTACTACAATTGCTTTGGGGTCATACGTTCTTACTGCCATAATTTAATCCTTTCTTAAACCGTTACGGTTCCACGAATTTTAACGAAGTGAATTGCACCAGCCAAGAAAGCAGTGAAAGAAAGATCTCTCAAAATTCTGTTAGCGATATCGTTAGTGTCAAGATCTTGTCTGCGTGGAACAAATACAGAATATCCACCATCTTGAACATTGTCATCGTCGAATGAAGTTACGCTAATTCCGCCACGGTTTTGACCAGTTTTTAAACTTGGCTCCATAGCTGAACCGATAGACTGAATGCCCGGATCATCAAAGGCTGTTTTAAGACCTGCGAACATGCTTTTAAAAACATCGTCAGTCATTGTAGACTCAAGCCAGTCAATAAAAACGATAGCATCAGTAAACTCACCACCACATGTAATACCCTCACGCACGATATTCTTTTGCCCTACCTCTTCATAAGTATTACAATTCTTATCACGGGCATTCAAGCTCTGAGTAGATGTAAGATCGTCTTGAGCAACTTTGATAAGAGTTAGTCCCTTACCAGACCAAGAGCCGGGATCAAGAGGAGCCAAACGCCCAGTATATCCAGCATCTGGAAACTGAGTAGTATTATCACCAATGTAAAATAGAGAAGTACGGACATATCCCGCATTTTTCAAGAAGTAAGCAATTGATGTAGTATCTGATCCTTCAGCTTGACCAATGATGTTTGCATCGCTAGAAGCTGTTACGAAGTGCTTTTTAAGACCTTCAACTTCAAGTGCCATAGCTTTTACGGTATCAACATTCTTAGAAGTAAGAAGCACCCAATACCAAGAATCATTAACAACACGAATAGCTTGAAACGCTTCAAGAACTGTTTCAGCACTTGCATCAATAGAAGCTGTTACTGTGTCACTTGCACCAAGGTCTTCAAACTCGATAATAATACCAACAAAAGCGCCATCATCTGCAGTCAATGATAACACAGTAGTTGCAGCAGTAGCCGTTGCAATCCCCGTGATAGCCTCTGTAGTAATATCAGCGGCCAAAGCTGCAATGGTTGCGTTAAGGTCTGTATCAAACGCCGTAATAACTTCAACGCCGTTCACAGTAGCCTTAATGTTACCCTCTGTCATAGTACCAGAAAAGCTGATGTCTTTATCTTCACCAATACCACCAATTGCGAGTCGTTCAACTCTTGGGTTCTGGGAAAAGATAACATCAGCCATTTTGTACTCTGTAGAATCAACACCACCAAATACTGCAGCGGCCACATCTTCTCTTGTTGTGAAGAAAGAAATTCGATCTCCTGTAGCCAGAGCATCACCAATAATAATCGGTACGCCAAACCCAGCTCTTTTTACTCCTAGTGTATCTCTTGTAATAGAGATGTCCACAATTTCATTAATAGCACTCATTTTGCCTCCTAAAAGCTCTATGGTACGGTTATTTCACTATCTTTTATATCATTACCTGCTGAATCCTTAATACTACCTGAAATCTCGATTGTATCAAAATATCCAACATTATCTTTATTCTCAAATGCAAACCCAAAAGTCACGTCAAATGTTGATCTTTTTTCCCACGCTGTACCACCATATAAGAATGATACGTCTCTTGGATCGGTTGAATCGATGATTGATATGCAGTCGTCTCTAAATGTGATCTGAGTAGATGGTTTCTCCAATGATGCTTCGAGATTGCTTGCAACTTGCATAGCTGAATCACCGCTATCGCCCGAATTGCCTAAAACTAAAATGTTAACCACAATCTTCCTGTGGCTAACTATAGTTATCATATCATTCTCATCAACTTCTGTTCCTACTTCATCTTCAGCGGTCTTTATAAGTGTATCGCTATTCAGAGAAACAAATGGAGAGCTTGGCTGTTTGCCATCAAATTTACTCCATACAACCTCTCTTCCTGAAGCAGATACAGCCCACTCTCTTATCTTATCTTCTATTGCGGTAAGATCTAACATTAGACTCTTTCCCTTTTTATTACTATGTATTTATTGTGGTTGATAACGCTGTTTCCCCAGTTATCCTTTTTGTACACTTCGAAATCTTTCCCATCAATTACCACTCTGTCAGGTGATCCAGTATCTGCAGTTGCAAGGGCGCTATTTGTGTATAGCCTGTATGCCTCTTTGAGTTTTGTTCCCTGCATTTCATTTACTAAAGCGTTCCATTGATCTGATTTAAGAGGCTGTCTTGATGCGAGTATTTCAGAAGTTGTTTCCTCTGTTGTTTTCCATCTTCCATCAACATACTCACCACCAATAGTTTTAACTGTATGAGTCTTTCTAAATCGGTTGCTACTGTTCATTACAAGACCTCTTTGTGGGTTACAGAGTTAAGCATTTGCCCAGTGTTTATCGTTGGGTTACTTACACCCTTTTTCGCCTTAATCGTGCTGTCTTCTTCTTGCGGTGATGAAATATTTCTCATCTCATCTTGAATCTTACCTACCATATCTTCACCGATAGTACTAAGAACTTTTTTCGCTGTTGATTTTTCCTCATAAACTTTAATAGAACCCTTTCTCAAGAGTTCTTGTATTCTGTTCTTATTTGCAGTCATCGCGTTTGACATAAAAGGCCAGCGCTTAATCCCGCTCGATGTTGTGATTCCGAAGTTTAATATTGCTGCATTTGTTGCAATATCAATCATACTAGTTTCTTCACCCTGTGCAACATTTGCCCCAGAAGGAAACCCGACTTTTGTATACGCTCCGTTCAAGCTTGAATTAGACTTCATAGCTTCGGTTAGACCGTGGTCAATCACTCGGGTTTCACTACTAAACTTTACGGACATGGTGTTGAGAACCTATTTATTGGTCCAGAGAAACACGCATTAGACAGGGAGATTAGCTCTCTTCCATACGATGTGTCTTCTAGTCCAATTTCAGCAGTAGACAGCTTGGAAGATGCGCCAGAAGAAGTACTACGCCCCTCTGCAATATCACCCTCTTTCAAAGACGTTACCGCACCTGCTTGACCGTTTCCGCTATCACCAACAGATCCACCGTTCTGTTTCTCAATTGCAAGACCGTGCATTACTCTTAACGCAACTGCAAGAGCGTACTTATCACCGAAGCAATCACCAGTTTGAAGCTCTGCAAGAGTAATAAGGTCAGAAACGCGAGAATCAGAGCCCCATTGAGGAGCCCTGACTTGAATAATAGAAAGCGGATCATTTAAATCGATAGCCATTATTTATCACGGCTTTCAATTTCTACGATTTGATTCTTCGCAGCGTCTTTAACATCTTTGCGCTTATCAGTTGTCAGCACAGCACGAACATCTTCAATATCACCGTGATGAGAAATAAGCTCAACAGCGGCAAAAGTATCTGTTTTTGTTCCCATTGCCGCGATAGTTTCAGCAAATGTAGCTTTTGCCTCTTCTTTAACAATGACCTCTACCATATTCGGACGACCGTGATGGAGCGGGTTCGGTTTAGTTTCAGATTTCCAAGCACTCGTTTTTTTGATCTTTGCGATTTCTTCAGCACCCTTGATTTTGATGTATCCTGGCATAAACTTATGATCACCGATTACCGTTGCCCATGTTGCTTTGCGGTGCACGATCATTGTTTCTTGAGACTCTTCAGACTTTTCTTTTTGCTCAGAAGCTTTCTTGAGATCGAGTTTCTCCTGCTCAGAAGCTTTCTTGAGATCTTCAGCCGCTTTTACCGCTGTTGCTGTTGCGTTGTTAGCCACCTCAAGCTCTTTTGTAAGCTCTTCTACTGTCTTTGGTTTTACTGCTGCCATTTTAATATCCTTTGTTGTTTTCTTCTTGAGTTGAGTAGCATACGTTTTAGCCGGTATGCCA